TACATTTGCACCTGCTCCACCATCACTACTTATAGTTGCACTCATCCATGCAACTTGTACTCCATTAACTAAACTTGCCCCACTTAAAGTTATATTTTTATCTACTTTTAACATTATTAGTCATCCCTTCTATTTCTCTATAAAATTCATTTTTAAGCCTTGCCACTTAAACTGTTTAGTCTTTGTATCATAAACATATGCAGGAGCTGTTCTATCCCCTACATACATTGTCTTAGTTACTATTCCTTGTTGAGGATCTGGAAAAGTAACTGTAAAAAAAACACTACTTACTGCTGCAAGTAATGTTGATATTTCTCTTTGTGTTAATGGTGGCCATTCTAAAGCTATTTTTCTTTTTACTCCTATTCTATCTCTAATTATTTCACCATTTGCATTACGATTAGATTCACCATCTAGGTCGCTAATTGTAACTTCTAATGATTTAGGACTAGCAATTGCTCCTCCATTAATACTAAGCATATTACTTCCTCCTTTTCTATACTGGAATTACATTAATTCCACCTTGTCTTTGCATTTTCTTTAATTGATTTAAAGCAACTTTTCCTATTATGGACCCATCAATCTGTAATATTAAATCACCGCTACCAAAACCATCATTTACACTTCCTGAACTAAATTGCATTGCTTGTACAAGTGCTGAATCAACTATACTTTTTAAAGTACCCATCCATTCTGTATTATTTTCTAATGGTACCAGAGCTTCCTTCCCAGCTTCTCCAAAAACTCCTAATGTTGCTCTATCAACAACTCCACCTCTTGCAAAATAATGCACTCCAACTTTAGGAACTTGCTTAGTTTCTGCATTAAATTCTCCTGTCATATAAAAATGTGGTACTTTCACTTTTAAAGTAGCATTAAAGTTATTGAATAAGCTTTTAATGTTTTGAAGCTGATTGCTTACATTTCTATATACATTATTCATTGCATTTATTGAATTGTTTCTCATGCTATTAAAATAGTTTTGAGATTGTGCATTCATTGTTTGATATTGCTTCAATATTGTAGAAACTAAATTATTATTTATGTTAATCATTTTTGTTGAGTGTGATTGGAAGTTAGAACTAATATTATTAAGCATATTAGTTACAGTTTGCAGTATATTAGTAAATGAGTTGCTAATATTACTCTTAATACTTGATGTAGTATTATTTACTGTACTTTGTATCTGATTTATAGTTTTAGTTATACTTGTACTTGCTTTTGTAAATTCAAATGATATTTTGTCTCCTACTCCATCAAATGAAGTCTTTAATTTATTTGATAAAGATTTAGAATCTTTAGTAAATGCTTCTATATTCTTTTTAGCATCTTTTAAGCTTGAATTTACTTTAGTCATAGACTCATCAACTGTAACACTTAAATTCTCGTAGGCTTCTTCTTGTGCAGCTACATTTTCACTATTTACATTTTTAATAGCTTCTGTTGCTTCTGATGCAGTTGTTACTTGAGAATCATAACTACTCTTAGTTATTTCTTCTATATGTTTTCTATCTGCTTCTATAGCATCTCTTAACTCTTGCTCATAAGCTTTACCTTGTCCAGTTGTATTTCCATGAGTATCAAGCAAATTATCCAACGCTTCTTGCTTTGCTGTTATTGACTCTTGATACTTAGCAACCTCTTGATCTATACTAGATTGAAAATCAGAATTTGCTTTGTCAATCATAGCTTTCTTTTCTTGATATGATACACTTTCATTATTCTGTATAGTTTCTAAATAAGCTGCATGTCTTGCAACTCTTTCATCATAAGTTAATCCTTCATAATTAAGCATATCATCATTAATACCTTGAATGATTCCATATCTTTTCATGAACTCATTCTTTTCTGCTTCTGTTAAATCAGCATACATAACTTTAATTTCTTCATTATAAGTAGCTTGATTTTGACTCATTTCTGATAATCTTTTAGTATCATTGTTTACTATAGCATCTAAATATTCTTGTGCAGTTTTAGATAACATATTGAATTTTTCAGTTGCAGTTTTTGTCGCTTCATCAACTTCCTCTGCTAATCTAGTTGCATTAAAATGTATACTATCTAAATACTTATTAACATTAGATGTAGCAGTTCCAAACGCATCATCTGTAGTTTTAGCTGCGTCTTCTGCAGTATATCCTATTGATTCAATATTTTCGTTAACTTCTGGTTCGGAATCCCATCCAAAGAATGATTTAATTTTATCCCACAACCAACCTACCTTTTCACCTATCCAACCTAACACTGAACTTAAAGCATTTGAGATATTAGCCCACCAACCAAATTTATCTCCAATCTTCTTAACTGCTGTAACTAATAAAATAATTCCACTAATTATAGCTATAATCGGACATGAATTTAAGGCTACATTTAATAATACTTGTGCAGCTGCAGCTGCTTTTGTTGCTACTACTGATGCTATTAAAGAAGCATTAACAGATGCATAAGCTACTTTTTGCGCTATTATTTTAGCTGTATTTTTTACCCATTCAACAGAAGATATTACTAATTGTTTAACTTGATTTTTTAATGCTGCTATATTTAATTTTATGGCTTGTGTTAAATTAGAAAAAGTTGAAATCGGATTTTTAGCTTCTTTTCCAAAAGACTTTAAATTTTTTATAACAGTTCCACCAATATAACTTGCAAAACTCTTGATTGTATCAAAAGCTTTTCCTCCAATTGTTTTTGTCCATTTTCCAAATTTAGTTATATTATCTGATAAGTTAACACCTAACCCATATAGCTTGTATAATAGTCCGCCTAACTTAGTAGTTGTATCGCCTAACCCTGTTATTATATTATTAAACTTCCATGCTCCCCATAATACCAAGAAAACTTCTAATGCCACATGACATTTTTCTATAACTGTAAGTACTGCTTTAATTGCTGTTGCTACAATATCTAATGTTAATGCTACAGCTCCTATAATTGCACTACCTACCCAACTATTCATAAATGCTGTAATAAATTTAATTGCATCTCTCATAACTTCTGCTAGTATAGTTCCAATTAGTATAACAATATCTCCTATAACATTTATAAAAGCTTGTCCTCCTAGCTCTAAGAACTTACTAAACCAATTACCAGCACTTATAATAAAATCTCTTACAGCTATTGATAGACTATTCATAGTATCTATAAACTTTCTTGTATACGGATTGTTATCTGGGTTAATGTGTCTCCATAAGTTACCTAATGCAACTAATATATTTCCACCTATCTGTAAAGCTACTCCACCGACTGCTATTCCTATTTCAGCCATGTGTTGTATAAATTCTTTTCCACCATGATTCCATACAGATATTAAAAGATTTTTAAGTTCATCACAGCTATATCCAAATGCTCTTTTGAAATAATCCCATTTAGATAAAAACCAATCTCCGTAATTATCCCAAGCTTTCTTTAACGGACTTAATAGCTCTGATAATATTTTATTTACCTTTTCATTTAAGGCTGTAAGTGAATTTTCAGTAGCTGATGTGTCAATTGCTGGTGATGAAATACTTCCTATTCCACTACCACTTCCTGAACCACTATCAGAATCACTACTAGAATTAACTTTATTTATTTCATCAATTCCCATTAATGCTTCTACTTTTTTCTTTGCTTTATCTGCTGAAGAACCAACTCCATCAGTAGCACTACTTAAATCATTCATAGCATCTGTAGATGAATCTATTCCACTTGTTGCATCTCCAAAAAAACTATTTCCTCCACTACCACTACTTATATTAAATCCTATTGCACTAAGTACGGAGTTAAAAGTATTAGCCATTTGTACTAGCTTAGCCATTATTTTATTAATTACATTAATAACTGGAGTTAATACTGCAATTAATCCTTGCCCTATACTAGCTTTAAAAGATTGAAATTGTAAACTTAATAATCTTACTTGGTTTGCCCAACTATTAGAAGTTCTTGCAAAGTCTCCATTAGCTGCTGATAATGTTTCTGTTACATATGCAAGTCTTAAAGCAACCTTTTCTTGCTGATTCATTTTACTGGTTGTTTTCCCATATCCATTTGCTAATGCATATTGATCCAAATTTGCTTCTGTCATTACAACCCCAAGTTCTTTTAAGGTTTCGGTTTCTCCAGTAAATACAGATTTAAGTTTTGTGTAAGCCTCGCTTTGGGCAATGTTATAAAAGGATGCTACATCTCCCGAAAGATTTGTAAGAGTCTCTGCCATCTTTTCAGCACTTTCAACAGTAAATCCCATAGACTTAGCCATTGCTCCAAAGTTACCCATGTATTGTTTGGCCATAGTCTCTGAAAGCCCTACCGTTTTCCATGCGTTTTTCGCAAACTCATTTACCTTATCACTCATACTTCCAAATGTTACATCAACAACGTTTTGAACTTCTTGAAGATCTGAACCTAAATCTAAACATTCTTTTGTAAATCTAGATATAGCTGTAATAGCAAAAGCTCCAGCTATAATTTTCCCAATTTTATTAAATGTTCCACTAATTTTATTTAAACTGCTATTAACACGAGTAGTCATATTATCAACTTTACTTTGAACTTGTGCTATTTGAGTATTAAACTTTTGGTTATTGGCGCTAATGATAATCTCCAATTCTTCTAATGTCAATTACCCCTCACCTCCATTCATCTGTTTATTTACTCTTTCAGCAAACTCTCTCATTCTTTGTTTGTGAATTTCCATTTGAGCTTTTTTCTTATTTTCTTCATTGATTTTACTTTCTTTTTCAAATATATCTCCAAACATATCTAAGAACTCTATAGGTTTACTCTTTTCACTTAATATACAAGCTGTACCATTCGTTATTAATATTGCTAATCTGTATACCATATCTGCTGAATCTTTTCTTTTTATTTCTCTTCTTCTTAAAAATGAATCCCTATACTCTGTTAATTCCTTTATTGTCATATCATAAAATTCATTAACACTTATTCCACAATCCAAAGCATCTTTAAATAAATACTTTTCAATAAGTTCTGTATAAGTTTCTGGTTGTTTATTAAAAAACGGGGAAGTAGTTTTATCACTATCTTCCCCTACTTTAAATTTTCTAGTGCTTCTTCTGGAGTGCCTAATATTCCACTTTCAGTTAATAAATCCATTATTTCATTAAATAAATCTAATTGTGTTTTACCTTTTTCTATATATTCATCTACTAAATCACAAGTTTTACTGAATGTCATTCCATGATGAAACTTTTGCAATGCTCCCCATAATATAGTTACGCAATACTTTAAGCTAGGCATAGGAATTTTATTCATTTTGTCTGTTTTTAAATTCCCTTTTTCATCTACATCAACATTTGAACTTGCTAATGAAAGTATTTCATCTAGAATATTTCCTCCTAATTTATCCTCTATAAGAATAGTTGCATTTGTATTTAGTTTTAATTGATACTCTTTTTCTCCTACTGTAAATACTTTAAATGCTGCCATTTAATCATTCCTCCTTAAATTTGTATAAAATAAAGCACCTACTATTTACTAGTAAGTGCTTCTAATATATTTTTTTATTTTTTTGTTTCTTTAACTTCTACTTCTGATGCTAAAGACAAGGAAGCTCGTTCTACTGGGTCTGTTACGTCAATTCCACTTTGTAGTGCTAGATTTAAAGTAAATTCCATAGCACTATTTACAGAACCTCCTCCAAGCTTAATTGAACATTGTGCTCTGAATAAAAATTTTGTTCCATCTGGATAAGTTTGCTCAAAATCAACAACCGTTTTAGCATTTGCTAATTTTCTTAATACTCTATATGGGCTGTTTTCAGATGTATTGCTATAATTAAACTTATATGCTAAATCTCCATAATCTCCTATTCCATATTCATATTGCTTTGTTGTATCACTCAAACAAGTTACATCTATTTTTTCTGGATCTTCTCCCATTTCTGGTACTTCTTTTAACCCTTCTAGATTTGTATAAGTACTTCCTGTAGTTTTATATCCTAATTTAATACCATTTGCTAACATATAACATCCTCCTTAATTTCTTTGGTATACTATAAATGTTTTTATATCAACAAGCCCTTCATATCTAAGCACTTTATGTTTTAAACCACTTGGCGTTGGAGCATCTTTGCAAAATGTTCTTCTTAATCCAAGTTGAGTTATTGCTTCATCTATTTTTAATGCAATTTCTGAAGTGCTTCTATCATTCCATATATCTATTCTATATACAATCCTACAAATAGCTTCTTTATCATCTGCTATTCTATAAGTAGAATTATCTTCTTCTGAATAAGTTACAGCAGGTAGTTTACTCCAATTATTCGGATATTCTTCAGTTACTGTAATTCCTTCGACTTCTTTTAATTTTTTATAAATTATAGGCTTAAAATTAACCAAATTATCACCTACTATTACATATTCTTTTTATTTCTTTATTTATTTCGTATCTAATTATATTACCTATATTTTTTTCTTTTCCCACTACTGCTGGGTACATATAAGGTTGTGCTGCTTGTCCTTCTGAATAGTAAAAATCAACTCCCCCAATGGTAACAAGTTTAAAATGATATTGCTCTGCTACTGCTGGTTCAATTTCATCCGCTGGAATATACCAACCATCTGATTTATAAGTTATTTTACTAGCTAATTTAGAAGCAACTCCTCCACTTTCTGCTCCTACTGGTCCCGTTCCAAACTCTACATAAGCTGCATACTCATGATTGGTAACAACTCTACCTTTGGTTTTCTTACCATCCTTTTCAACCATTTCAAAATGAATTGAATCTCTTAATGTATCATCACTTAAGCCACTTTCAGGACAATAATCTTTAGCATATCTTTCTATTGCCTTTCCCGCCCTTTCTACGGCGTTTTCAAATATAGCCTCACTATTACCACCTAATTCATCAAGCTTCCTCATAAGCCTTTTTACATTAGTTACAGCCATTATATCTTCTCCAATTCTATTAATTGGTGTGAATATGATTTAATTGATATTATCTTATAGTCTGGTTTACTATCTTTATCTACAAAAATACATATTCCATCACCTTCATTTAATTTCTCTGGACCATCATAAAGCATATTCTGTATATAATTTAATCTCTCACCATAAATTTCAGCTTGTAGCTTTCCACAAGCTGGATATATATTTGCTTTTATTTCAATTGGTTCAGAATAATCAGCATACATATTACCTTCTTCATCTTCGATAGTTGTTTTTTTCTTAAGCCAGTAAGTCTTTTTATTCTTTATTCTCATTGGCTAATTTCACCGCCTTTAATCTTCTATATGAGTTTAACCTTCTTTTAATATTTTCAGGAATATCAGTGCTATAACTTACAGTTATCCCTCCCTCACTTCTAGAAGATTCTGCTTCGCTTCCTAGTCTATTATAGTAAATAATTGCTAGTTCTCTTTGTAATCCAAGCATACGTGGTAATAATACATCCCTATTGCAGTAATCTAATATTTCGAATTCTGCATCTTCTAATAGTTGCTCCAATAAAGCTATATCTTCTTCATTTAATCTGACTTTTAGCTTTTCTACTTGCATTTATTCACCCCTAAAAAATAAGAGAGTAAATACCCTCTTATCCTAATACTCTTGTTGCTAACTCTGGATACATTGTTTTATAACCATAAAGAACATCCATTGAAAGCATCTCTTTTTTATGCTTCATGTCATATCCTCTTACAACTCTTAATGTAATCCCATTATAAGAAGTAACATAAGCTTCAACCCCTGCTGGTGTATTTAGTGGTCTAGTTACAAAAGCAAAAGCCATAGGATTGAATGCTAGATTAGCAGTGTGACTAGAAACTAATGTTACCACTGTATCATCTGCAATCTCTGGTAAAGCTGGATATACCTTAACTGTTGCAATTGCATTTGATGAAGCCTCCTCTGTATTTTCTGTAACAACGTAATTATTCTTTTTAATTGTTAATATATCACCCCTTAATAGTTTTCCTGTTAAAGTAGTTCCATCAATAGAAAGAGTTTTTGCTCCTTCATTAACTTTGCCATTAACTTTTATACCTGTAGCAGCCGTAATCCCTGTATTATGTTGTTTTATACCTTGTGCCATATAGTTATCTAATCCAAATACACGACCAATAGACCCTTCTCTTAATGCAGTTACTGACCCACTCTTTTCAGCATTAACAATTGCATCTATTGTGGTAAAATTAGCATCTGCTTCTGGATCCCATACAGCTATACGGTTAGCTACTGGAACTTTATTTGTATTTAACATTTTTCTTACATCTGCTAAATCTTTCAATGTTGATGGTGTTGTTCCAGCCTTACCTACTGCATAAGGTATATCTTTATATAAGAATAATCCATCTGAATTAATCTTTTCTGCTAAAGCAACTGCTGCTGGTTCTAAGAATAATCTATTTAGATCATCTACATTAGTTGCTCTTTGAATTGCTCCAAATTCAATATCAACTGTTGCAAGTTTATCTAATGTTACATCTACTGATTCTTCTTTAACATCTTGTGCTGAAGTTCCTTCTATTTCATCAAAGTCCTTTGCAGTTAAAATAACTGGCTTTTTAACTTGTATCGTTGCTCCTTTACCAGCTACAAAATCATCACTAAAATCTTTATGAATTAAGTTAGGAAAAACTAAGTTTTCAATTAACCTTGGTAATGTTTGTCTCGCTATTTCTTTTACTGTAATAAATCCATTTGCCATTTAATATTCCTTCTTTCTTTACTTAATTATTTGTTATTTTTTATTTTTATAAGTAGCTGCATAATATTCAGCATCACTCATCTTGCTATAATCTACTATGTTTTTTTGTCCACCTCTTTGTGGTTTTCCACCTCTTAATCTTTCATTTACAGCATTCTCTATTGCTTCATTGAAAGCTGTCTCTATTGCTTCAATACTCTTAATGCATGTTTCTGCATTTTCATAAATAACAATTTCAGCTAATGATTTAGGTAAATTCTTTTCAGTTAAAAGAGTATCTGCTTGAACTTTTAACTCCCTAGTATTTAGTTCCTTTTCCCTTCTTTCTATATCTGCAACTCTTTTCTCTTCTTCATACTTAGCTTTTTGTTCTGCTGTCATCTTTGCAACTTTTTCTGCTTCTGTTTTAACTTCATCAATTTTAGTTTTAGAATCAGCCTCCCATTTTGCCCTTTCTGATTTAATTGCTTCTGACATTCTCTTTTCAAATTCAGTTTGATAGTTACTATCTTTTAATATGTCATCAAAAGATTTTTGCCCTCCATCTGAGTTTTGATTATTACTTTGATCTCCTGCTTCTGATGATACTCCACCATTACCAGTTCCATCATCTAAATCTAAAAATGGTCTAGAAAATTTACCTAATCCAAATAACTGTAGGTTCATAATTAACTTTCTTTTCAACTTTTTCTCCTCCTCATATTAAATTTATTTACTTCCACAGTTTTAAGCCTTAAGCAAGTTTTGGGCATAATAAAAAGCCTTAGTTTCCTAAGACTTAATTATTCTTTCAACTTTATAATTTTCCCATTTCTTATAAGCATCTACATACATTTCTTTTTTATCTCCATTGTATGTACACTCATAATACATTCCATCAAATAAAGTAGTACTAAGTAGTGCTTTATTATTTTGCAGCGTTTTACAACTCCATACCATAAATACATTGTCTGTTGTAATTTTCTTTTTATCTGTTTTATCTAAATGTCTATTGGTATAATCACATACCTCTTGTTTGCACCATTCTAAAAATTCTTTTTCATTCATTACTTATTTACCTCCAATTCTATATTTTCTATTTCAGCTCTTTCTTTTAAATATTGAGCATACATTTCCATTGCTTTTAATTGACCATTCAATAAATCATAACTACAAGATGGTTTAAATGTTAAAGTACCCGCCTTATATTTCTTAAGCATATTTCTTAATCCATTTATTCTTATTTTTAATTGTAAATACTCTGCTTTAAATCTCTCTTTATAGTCTTCACTCCCCATCATCTCAATGGTATCTTTTAATTCCATATTTTTAATTCCCCCTTAATTTTAAGCATAATAAAAGCACCTATCTAAGTAAGCGCTAATTATCTTTTTTATTTGTTTTCTTTTTCTTATAAGTCTTTGCTTTCTTTTCTAATTCTTTAGCTTTATCTTCTCCATATTTATCTACTACAAATCTATCATACCATTCCTTATATGTTATATCTCCTTTTATTACATGGCTTTCTCCTGTAACTACATCTCTTGTTCTTACTCCAATTCTTTGAGCTACTCCACCATCAATAACTGGCCCTATTGAACTTCTACACCATGGATGCATTGGTGGAAGGTTTATTCCTGTTTGTGCTTCATTTATAGGAAATATCTTACCATCTAGTTCTCTACATATATTACTTACTTTAAGATCTAGTTTTGCATAATATCTATATTTCTCTATTCCACATTCTTTATATCCTTCAACTGCTGCCATGTTTGTATAGTAAGCTGCTTCTGTCCTTACTAATCTTCTTGCAGCACTTTCACCAACTTCCATTGTTTCTGTTAGTTCATTTATCATTTTCTTTAATGGTTTACCATTTAGTAGTCCTGATAATACAGTTTCATAAAGCTGTTCTGTTAACTTTGATGTATTACCCCATATTCTTTCTGAGTAATATCCTCCAGCAAATGGTCTTTTTAATATAGCTTCAATAGTTTCCTTTCCTAAAGCTCCTACATCAAATCCTATTTGCATACCTCTTTGTACTTCCCACATATGAGTATAGTATGATTCATTCATATTTTTAATAAATAGATTTTTATCTAATACCATTTCATTAACTGCAACTTCATTCATTATCTGTTTTAAGTTATCTATTAATGTTTCCTTAAGAACCTCTTTTCTTGCTATTCTTGCTGAATAAGCTGGTGCATCTAATTTAGCTGTTAAAAGTTTTCTTAACTTATCATCTTTTGTATTTAAAATTAATTTCTTTAATTGCTTTCTATCTAACTTTGATAATTCAGTATTCAAAAACTCTTTTACTTGTTTATCATTAAGTTCACCATTTTTCTTAAGCTTATTATATATTCTTCTAACATCTACTTCTATTTCGGCTATAGCCTTTATATAAGCCTTTCTTAACTTTCTATATGTTATATCAGCATTTAACTGTTGTTTGTCCATTATAGCTGTTGTTCTAGCTTCCCAGTAACTATTATTTCTGATATTCATACTATAACTTTAAAATATAAATATGTAATATGCAATTTAGCATAATCCATAAACAAGCTATAAAATTAGCTACTCTATCCGTAGTAGTTTTATCAGTAAATACTTTTGGCAATATTTTTAACATAATTAAAGCATTTAAAATTAATGCTATCCAAGCAATTATTATCATTCTTCTTCACCTTCCTCAATGTTATTATTAGGCTTGTCTGATTCATCATATGGGAAACCAAACATTTTTTGTTGTTCTTCAATATTCTGCTTCTTCTCTTCTAATAATCTTTTTCTTTCTTCTTCAATATCAATTTCTGGATCATAATTTTTTATTCTTGTTTCCCAGCTTAAGAACCCTTCTGTTTCATTAGCAATATTAGCTAATAATTCATTGTCTACTGGTAAACTTCTTTTCATACTTATATCTATATCTGAGCATTTAATATTTATTGCTCTTATGTTTTCTATATTTTCTATAAGCTTAAGTCTTTCTCTTAAACATTTTTTAAAGTATCTTTCTTTTGTTCTTCCTAACTGTTCCAATCCCAATAACTTATATTTCATTGCAACACCCGAAGAATTACCTACAAAATTCTCATCTGTTAAACATGGTACTTTTGAAAATTCATGTATATCATCTTTCAAAGATTTCTTTAACACTTCAACTTGATCCTCACTTAGAGATTTAACTAACCACTTAGCATCTCCTCCCTCATCAAGTTCTATTATTTTTTCCTCCTTAAGAAGTCTTACTGTTTCTGATACTTCGTTATTTGTATCTCCTAAGCTTTGCCCTACAACTATTAAAAATGCATCTACTAATTGCTCTTTATCATTAACTCTATCTGATTGTAACTTGTTATATGCATCTATTAAAGGTATAACTCCCTCAAAATCTCCTCTTGCTTTCTTGTTATTTTGATACTCAATTACTGGTACCCCTTTAAAGAAATGCTCTTCTAAATCTTTTTCTACAACTGTTGAAAGTTCTGTTTGTAATGATGTAATCTCATATATTAACTTTTCAGTTTCTGTATATACTTCTACAGTATAATTTTCTATAGAATTATCTAAAGTTATGTTAGGGTAATAGTGAACCGCAAACATCGGTTCTTCTTTTACAGAAGTATCTACTACTAAAAAAGTATTTAATGGACTTAATGTCGCTAGTTCTATTTTTGGTTTTTTATCATCATTCATATATAACAATTCATAAGCTCTCCCAAATATCGATAAATCTAAAGCTAATTCATTATTATGACTATCTTCATCTATTTCAGTAAAGTTCATATTTAATGATTCTGCTCCGTTTCCACTATATGTTATTGGTACTCCAAAAACATATCCTGTTGCTATATCCGATATATATTCAGCATGGTTACATACTATTTTATTATTAGGAATACTCTTATTTTTAAAAGTTCTATCAAGTATTTTATGTTTCCCATCATAATACTCATTTAGTTTATCTAATCTAGACTCTACTTCAATTCTATGCTCTTTTATGCATGAAAAAAGAAGTTTACTAGATATTGTTCCATCATCATCTAGAAACTTCCTACTCCTTACTATAGCCATATTATATTACTCCTATCTTAATCCTAATTTACTCTTACTTCCTACCTTTATTTTTCTACTAATAATCTCATCTTCCATTCCATACCTTACAGCATCAATCGTATGATTATTTTTATCTGGGTATTCACCCTTTAAATTCCCTTCTTTATCCTTTTCTATTTCATACCCCATAAACTCACGTTTAGTATTTGGACATCTAATTGGATCTATTATTATTTCTTCTATCTCTTCACTTAAGAATTTAATTCCATGCTCAACTGAATCAGGACCTTTCTTGGCACCTGTTATATTTAATCCTAGATTTTTAAATTCATTTATAGTTCTTGGTTCTGCACTATCTGCTGTAATTCTTCTATTTAAAGGGTTAAGCTCCTTTATTAACTCTACAGCTTTACTATTACTTAATTTAACTTTATATACTTCTCCAAATATAAATAATCTTTTTCTGGTCTTATCATAATGCATTAATACATAAGCTAAAGGATCTGCTGCATAACCAAAATCTAGTCCATTCTTTAATCTATCAAATACTTTTATTTCATCATCTGTTATCCTTCTTACTGTTATGTTTGTGAATACTTCTCCACCAGTACCTGTTACAGCACCTAAATAGTCATGTTCATATTTAGTAGGATTAACTTTCTTCATATGTTCTGCTTCAATTATAAATTGTTCTCCAAGCCATTCCTTAGGTACTGTTCTATAATCACTATGATGAACATATTTATCTTCTCTAATTTCAACAACTTCTTGATTACACCAATTTCTTTGACTTTCTGGTGGATTGAAAGAATAAAATACAACAAACTTTGGTCCACCTCTCATAAGCGATTGATTAATAGTATCTATCTTATGTTTCCCTTCAAATTCATCTACTTCCTCATACCAAATATATTTAATATATCCTTTAGGTACTTTAGTAGATTTAACTTTCTTAGGGTTATCTGCACCTTTAAATCTTATTACTTGTCCTGTAGGCTTATAAGTTATAGTTAGCTTTGCTTCTGGAACATGCCAATCATCACTAACACCTAAAGTATCTATGGCCCATTTTATTTGGTCTCTTACTGATTCTGATAAAGTATCTTTAACTCTTCTTAGTATTAAAGCATTTGATATTATCCCCTCTTGCGCATCTCTCATCATACCTAATACTATTTCTATTGATATAAAAGATGATTTTGTACTTCCTCTACCACCTTTAAACCAGTAATGAGTATGAAGTTCATTCTTTATATCCTTATGTGATTCATAAAAGCTACTTGCAATTATACTTTTTAACTTTACTTTAACCATCTATATCATCTACAATTTGAACTCTATTATTAATTCCAGAAGTATCATCTTTATTTAGTTTTTCTTTTAATACTTCTATTCTTAACTTTTGCTCTTCCGTTGCTAAATCCCAATTCTTATGTAATAATTCCTCATAATCTTTAACCATAGAATTAAGAGTTTTCATTGCACTTGATTGAGATTTAATAAACTTTTCTTGTTTATCCCAAGCAAATTGATACTCCCATTCTTCTGTAGATGAGTTTTCTCCATATGCTTCCTTAGTCTTTACCTTAGTGATGTCATCTTGATTCTTAACATACATTATCTTTTGAGATCTTATTATTGAAGAATAAAGTAATACTATATTATCCCATAACATATCTAGGTGTGTTACTCCATTCTCTAAAACACCTTTAATTATATTTTTCGTAGCAGCTGGAATATACTTAGCCAAAAAACCTTTATCTAAGAATTTTGAAGGATCACAATATTCTCCATGCTTAAGACTATTCAAATTACCCTTTGGTGCTCCATGACCCTTTGCATTAGAATTTCCTCTTGGTGCTCCTCCCTTTAACTTCTTACTCCATTCATCTTTATTTCTCCATGAATTAATAGTATTTACACTTTTATTTAATTTTTTAGCAATTTCCTTTGATGTCATTTTCCCTTTACTATTTCTGAATAACTTAAAAGCTTCATCTCTTAAGGGGTCTCTAACTGCCATTTCTTCACCTTCTTTCTGTGTACTATTTTTATATACCATTAAAACTTTGAAACTAATTGAAATTACAAGGATTATTTATAATCGGTTATTTGAACCTTATTTGTTTTTTGTATTAAAAATTTTTAAGATTTTAATTATCCATTCTAAAAACCTATTTAAAGCCTTTAAAATCAATACTTTGAGCTCTATTGCTCTTATCACTTCCTTATGCGAAATAACACCTATAATTACACATACTATTTTTTTAGTGCATATATTAGTAGTAATTTTTATTTTTTCTTTCTTATATGCATCTGTTACTTTTTTTCGTATTAAGTACAAAAAATTATAATTTTGAATCTGCTATTCTTGATGCATCTTCTTTAATTTCATTATCCAATCCTAAGTAATGTTTTGTAGTTTCTATTGACTTATGTCCTAAACTTTTTCTAACAAACTCTAAATCTCTTTTTTCTTGCCATAACCTTTGAGCATATGTTTTTCTTAAACTATGTCCAGTAATATGTTTTAATCCTAATTCTTCTCCAACTTTTTTTAATATTGCACTATACGTTTTAGGAGTTATAGGCTCCCCAGGGTACTTTTCACTTTCAAAAGCATATTCACTATTCTTTTTACCTTTAACATATTCTTTAATTTTCTTTCTAAGATTTGTTTGAATTATTGACTCTCTAGGAGCTGGTGGCTTTCTTTTTGAATTAGGGTTATTAGCAATATGTGTCTTCCATGCATTATACTGTTTACTTTCTTGAATAATAAACTTCTCTTCATCCAAAAACTCTTTTAATTCTCCATTTGTTAATCCTAAGTAGTCAACTAATCTATATCCAGTAGCAACGCCAATATAAAAAATCATTAAATTTCTTTCTGGACAATCTTTACTTATTTCTTCTAACTTATATTTAAATCTATTATAATCACGCTCTTTAATAGGAAGTGCTGGTACTTTCTTTTTTCTTTCAGTATCTTCAAGTATTATTTTCCTCTTTCTTCTAGCCATTACCTCACCTGCTTAATTGCTCCACCTCGACCACGCTTATAATATCTACTAGACATTAATTCTTTTATATTTAACTTCTCTTCTCTTTTTCTTCTTTTAACTTTTTTTATTTCTTTTTGCTGTAACTTACTATACTCACATGGTTGTAACTCCTTTAAAATTTCTCCTATCTTCATTTCCACTTCTCCTCTTTAATATTTTTTATAAAATAAAAAGAGCTGTTATTTCTAACAACCCTTAAACTCATTTGTTAATCTTCTTGGAACATCCCAAGGAAGTACACATCCTATATTCTTTTTTAAAACTATATCCCCATCTTCTTTAGTTTCATAAATTGATCTATTCTTTAATATAAAAGTTTTATCACTCATATACTGCTTACTTTCATATTTTGTTATTTTTCTAACTTCATTTTCATAAAACTTAAGATGTTTTCTATTTTTTAAGTGAATAGGTTTTAAATCTTTAAAATTTCTTCTTATGCATGTCTTAACAGCTTCTTTATTTAATTTTAATTGATCTGCTATTTCCTTTGCATTAAACCCATTGCAATATAGTTGCCCTACTAATTCTTTGTTCATCCCTATTCCTCCTTAAAAAATGATATAGTTTGCCCCAACCCATTAAAAGGGGTCATTTTTAATTTTTAATGTGAAATATATTCACAAATTTTATGTTATTTCCGATTTATTATACAAATATCTTAATATATTTATAAAAAAATAGCACCTTTATTTTTTTTAGTTTATTGACAAACTTTCTTAAATTTAGGCACTATTTTTATAATTATTTATCTTATTTATATATTTTTCTCTTTTTTTCTATATTATTTTATATCCCTGTACTTCTTTTTCTTATTGTTTCAGCTTTTAAAGCACTTATAACAACATGTCCACTTTCCATAATTATTACTGCTGCTGTTTTACATCCATTTGTCGCATCAACTAATAAATCCTTATCTTTAGCATTTTTAATAGCTCTTTTTGAAGGTGCAGCACTTGAACTTACAATTGCAACTATTTTATCAGCATTAACATTATTATCATATCCCAACCCTATTAATTTAGCCATTTTTATCTCTCCTTTATCTATTTCGTAATTTTTTTGAATTGCGCACTAAAAAATACCGTAAATTCCTTTCTGAATAATACGGTATTTTCATTATTTTTTATATTAATAAATTTTTACTATGTTACAAAAAGTATCTTCAAAGAAATCATCTTCTAAATTACAATATTTTATTATATCTTTTTTCTCTAAATCTATATTCATTAAAATATCTTTCTTAGCAAGAATATCTTTCTCTATTAGCAATTCAATAACATCTTCAAATAATCTAGGTTTTTCTAATAAAATTCTATCATCTAATGGTTCTTTTTTTCTCCATTTATTGAAACTAATTCTTTTTTGAAAGTAAATATACTTTTCTTCTGAAATCACATCTAAATCTTTACACTTTCTAACTAGTAATTGTATAGATACCTTCCATTTTTCCTTTAATTCTATAAATCTTTCAAACCCTAAAGAATAGTCTTGTATATCTTCTAAGAAAACTTCACTTGGATATAGAAACTCCGATGCAAACAAATCAGCATCCTTTTCTATTATTTTATCTTCAAACTCATCTATTTCTATGTTATCATGTAAAATTAAATGACCTAATTCATGTGCTAAATCAAACCTACTTCTAACCGCACACTCCTTATTACCACTTATAAATATATAATTATTATCTAATTTTTGAGAAAATGCATCAGTCTTATCTTGATCTATATATTGTCTGCTTATTATAAATCCATTTGCTTGTAATATATATGATAAATTATCTATTGGTTTATTCGCTAAACCCCAATGTTCTCTTATTTTTTTGCATATCTCTATTATAGTTTCTTTTTTATAGTTATAAGTACTATTTTTTAATATATAACTTAAATCTGGCAAGTTTATACTAGGAAGTTTAACATATTGTTCAAAATATTTAACAACTTCTTTATCAAAAACATTTATTTCTTCTCTTAATTGCTCTTTAGTCTTTTTAGGAATATCTTTACTTCTAAAAAAAATCATCTTATCACTATTATTTTCTGTTGGAGGCTTATAAAAGAAACTTAATGGTAACTCTAAAATTTCACTTACTTTCAAAAGATTAGCCATATTTAAACTTATAGTATCCTTTTCACAATTAGATATAGCTTGTCGCGTGATACCTATTTTTTTCCCTAATTGCTCTTGAGAAAACCCCCTTAAAATTCTGCCTTGCTTAATCCTTTGTCCATATACTTTTCTTTCTGATATGCTCATTATATCCCTCCTGCACTATCTAGTCATATAGCACAAAATATTATTTTAGTCCTATTATAGATTTAAGAGATTCACCTTTATTTTCTTGTATTTTATCTTTTAACGATCTATTTTCTGGAACTATTTTTTCATCCAATTTAATTATTGGAATATTCACAGTATGAACTATGCTATTCGCATTATCGCTCAAAAATATGATTTTCATACTTTTTAAAGTATTATCACTTCCTAAATCATATGCAAGTATTCCATAATATTTTGAAGCTAAATTTACTTTTAATTCATCTAAATCTTCAACTAAATCATTACTTAACATATCTATTTGTGGTGTTATTCCTTTATTTAGTTTAGAATATTGCTTCATGTAACCAGTTGGCTTTTTCCATAAAGAATCAATATTTTTTGTAGATTTCATAGTCAACATAATATTTTTCACTTTTATTACTGGTATCTTTTGTGATAATATTACATCTGCACTAACTCCCTTAGGCCAAAGTTCTCTTTTATTGCAAATTACATTACCAATATCTGAAATTTTAGAAAATCCCTTAGACGCTGGATATGTTTCTATTTCATTTTTTTCATCTAACTTTCTTTTCTTTTTATGTTGCAGTACTCCTATCTTATATACAATATTTAAAAACTTATAAAACTCTGAGTTGTTAAGTGTTTCATTAATCTTATTAAGATTGTCTTGTAAATACTCTTTGCTATTTAACATATTATCACCATCACTTCTATTTTATATCAATAATAATATGATTTTTTTCTTTTTTTGTCAACTATTTAAATCTTTTTTCAATTAAATTAATAACAAAATCACCCAAAACTATTTTAATACCGTATATATCTATTTAATTTTCAAAGACCAAATTTTTCTTAATTAATTCTAGGTAACTTTGAGATAAGAGGAAATCTCTTCTCCATTATCACTTTATTTACCTTAGCTTATTTGTAATCCCTGCTAAAATTTAAGCAATTAATCCAAAGTTCCTTTCTTTAATATTTCTTTTTTTATATAAATGCCCTAAAGCATTGATAACTACTGCTTATTTTTTATTTTCAAAAGCTTTCATTCTATAATTAGAATCTTGCTTAAATACTACCCCAAACTTTCCATCAAATCTTTCAAGCATTCTATCTCCCATAGCTCCATCTAATACTCTTAACATTTTAGGAGTACACTCTGTAGAAAACAAAGTAGGTAATTTATTGAGATATCTATAATTTAATATAGGCTGTATATGTTTCGTATCTACCTCTGTTAATTCTCCAATCAATTTCCCATTCCTAACCTTTTCTTTAAACAAATCATCTATTATCAATACTTTAGCTTTTTTATATCTATCTGATAATTTGTTGTAATACTCTGTATCATTTGCACAAGACTTTAATTCTCTTGTAGCTTCTATATAAGATATATATACAACAGGTATTTTTTTATCTAGTAGAGCTTTTCCCATAGCAATTACTATATGAGTTTTCCCCGCACCTGGTTGTCCCATTAATCCAAACCAATTCTTATCGGATTTTATGATTTCCTCGAAATTCTCTATATATTCAACTGCTAGTTTTTTTGCTCTAATTGTAGTCTCATTGTAAGCATTATAATCTCTTAGTAATTTTACATTCTCGGGATTAACTCCAAACTGTTCCCATATTATTCGTGTATAATCCAACTCGTAACACTCACACCTTATAGCCTTCCCCTCATCATTTAATAACCAAGTTGTATCCTTGCACTTGTCACATTTATAGCTATTAGTAACAGTTGAAGTTGTATTCTGATTCTTCCTCACTTGGCTTAATATCCTGTTTAATGCTTCCACCTTTATTCACCTCTTTTCTTCCATTCGAAGTCCAATTTTGTAATATTCCTAAAACATATTTATAATTATTAATTTTTCCCCTATTCATAGCTTCAGTTGTTGCATCCATTAGCCATTGTTTACTATAGATTTCTATATCATTTATTATTTGCTCCATTAACATTGCTGTAACCACAAAACCACATTTTTCGAAATGTTTAAATACCTCTAAATTATTCTCTATACTACTACAACTATTATTATTTATAGTAGTTGTTGTTTTGGATTTAGGATTATGGTTTATGGTTTTAGGATTATGGTTTATGGTTTTGTCCACCTCTCGTTCACTTATCGACAACGTATCGTCAAACTCATTGATATTACTTATTTCTTGCTCACTACCAAACTCTTTTAACGTATCGTCTATCGCATTGCTTAGCGTATCGTCTATCGCATCGCTTAACGTATCGTCATTCGTTACCACTGCTATCTTTGAAATATAGTCATCAATAAATTTCTTAATAGCTAAGTGCTTAATATGAATACTCATTTTTTTAACTAAATCAATATCGTTAATTTTAGATAAATCTTTTTTTATACAATCAAACATAGGTTTTCCACCTCTGTTCAAATTGTACTTTCCATAATGAATAATACATAACTCCTTTGTGTTGTCATTATATTTAATTAATTTATGATAATTTATAAATCTATCCATTAAACTATTTACAGATTCAATACTATAGCCTAAATCAAAAGCCATTTGCTTTTTTACTATTCTATAAACGCCTATCATATTAGTAGATGGATTTGTTAGCAAGTATAAATAAAAATATTTATCTTCTGGGGTCATTTCTTCCATCACCTTAGGATCTTGCCAAAATTCAGTATATACTAATCTAAATGCCATTTTCTTTTCTCCTCACAACTTATTATTAATTAAATAAATTCATTTTTTATATCTTATCTGTTATACTTATAAATATTGCCTTTTTTGTGGCTTACCTTTACTTTGGTCGGTGAGGTAAGTCCTTTTTTAATGCCCATAAGTTTTTAAAATATACATGATAAAAAACTATCACGTTCTCTAACTCTTCAAAAAATAAATAATCTTTTGGATCACAATTATTATTTATCAAAAGCTTTTTCTCTTTTCTTGTTAAATTCCTTAATTCACACATTTAACATTCACTCTCATCAACTTTCTCTGCTCCAAACAAACTACCTTGTCCAACTCTTGGCTAATAGCAACAGTTCTTTCATCGGTCAGTCTATACTCATCAATAGCTTGATGAAGTTTTTCTCTTAATTCTTTCATGATTATCTCCTAATTCTCTTGATTAGCTTATCTACTCCATCTAAAATAGATGCAATTATAAACATTAACCCAATAATTATTATTAACACTAGGGGCATTACAAATGTGCATATGCCCCATATATTTAAACATTCCATAAATTCACTCCTTTAAACTTGGATTATATTTTCTTATAAGAAAATTATTCTTGAATATTTAAAGGTTTTATATGGTATTTCTATACGTACTATATTGCCTATCATTTAAATCACTTCTTCAAAACTCAATTTATTCATATTTTTTATTATGTTTACTTATTTTTAGTAGGCTATTAAGCCTATTTATCTTAATACTCATCAATTAATTCTTTTAAAGCTCTCATTACTGGTTCAGCACCAAATTTGCTAATTAAATAATCTACAAGCATTGAATAGTAATTTAATAAAGCTTCTTCTGACGGCTCATTATTAAGAACAACCTTCAATTCATTGTAATTAACTCTCCCCATAATACATCTCCTTTTAATTTCTATTTCTAATATATGAATTTCAATAGTAATTGTTACTCTAATTTGCTTCCGCTAATAATCTTTTAATTATATAAACTTGCCCTTTCCCTAAAACTCTTGTTATTTTATAAGTAAATACTCCTTTTGAGTTTTCTTTAGTTCCTTCTACCACTTCAAAATACTCTCTATCTATATATTCTTGTTTAGGGTCATACTTAGAATTTTTCTTAATTAATCCCCATTCTCTAAGCTTGTCCCAAAGTTTATTACGCCCAATCTTTATTCCTTGCTTTGAAGCAATTTGAGCTACTTCTTCAACCTTTAAACTGTTTTTACTTACTGCAATTTGATTTATAAATCTATTCTTTTGAGTTAAATCTTGTGATAAATCCTTTATCTCTTTATCCTTAGCTTTTAAAAGCTCGTCCTTCTTCTCTATAGTCTTTTGGGATATAATCAATGCCTTTGCCAT